GTTGACGCGCGCGCTCATTTCGCCTCCGCAGTCCTGGTGAGAAACGCCATCACCGCCGCGGCGCGCTCGGCGTCCGTAACGTCTCTGATCTCCATCGGGCCGCCATCCGGGCCGGAAACCTCGACGTTCGATCGATCGCCGTATTTTTTGGGCTTGAGTTTGCCGGCCAGCCATTTGCGCGTATCAATTTGAAGGCGGCGGTGTTCGATCATGTCGCCTTCGGTCGTTTCCGTTCCCGAGGCTTTTCTGACCGTCTTGATGCCGAGCATGGGCGTGTCGGCAATTTTCAGCGTTTCGTCAAACAAAACATCGGCTTGAAGTTCTCTCGCGCGCGAGTATTGCTCACGAAACGCATCTTTTTCGCCCACCCACCGCAATACGGTTCCAAGTGCCGGCATCTTGTCGTCGAGGCATATCGCCCTCAGGCTCTCCCCATTGACAAGGCGTTCGCAGATCGTGTCGGCCAAGGCTTGCGTGAACGAACTCGGACGGCCGATCTTTTTTTTCGGGAAGGGTTTCGGCTTGGGGGCCATCTGATGGCTCATCGCGGGTCTTTGGCGGCCACACGATGACGGTTCGGCCACAGTGAGCGGGCGACGGCGCGAATCCCCTCACGGCGCGCGAGAATGGCCGCGGCGCCGGTTGCCACGTCGCTAAGCTCAGGGCGCAGGTTCACTTTTTCGGCCTCGCCCCGACGTGCGCGGCTGCTTTGGCCGCGGCCTTCGCCTGATCGGCCGCGACGCGGCGAACATCGCGCATGAGGCTCGGATTCTTTTGGTGCTCGGCGGCGCGCGCGATCGTGCGCAGCGCATCCTCGGCACGCCAGCGCTTTTCATCGGCTGACACGCGCGGCGATGCCGTGGCGCCAGGGCCGGCGCTTCGCTTGGCCGCCATCAGCCGCACCCCATTTCAAGCGCTCGCTCTTTGAGATTGAGACTGTGTGCCCGACAGAACAGCGCATCGCCGTCAAGTCTTTGGGCGACGGCCGGATAGCCGTTCGCTTCGTAACGGCGTGCGCGTTCCTTGCAGGATTCGGCCAGGCGCATATAGCGCTCAGCCTCTTCCAAATCGCGATCGCGTGCGCTAGGGCCGCTCATCAGCGGCAATCCTTTTTGCCGCGCTTCCCCTTGTCCTTGGTGCGCGGCGGCGACCGATCATCGGGCTTGCCGGTGGTTTTCATCGGCTTCGGCTTGGCGCCCTTTCCCTTCATCTTCGCCATGTCACTTCCTCTTTTTGCCGAGGACTCGGTTGGCTTTGGCGTCGATCTTTGCCTCGGTGGAGCGCGAGATTTTGCCCTTGCGCTCAGCGGCCGAAGCCCGGGATTTTGCCGCCCGCGCGTGCGACTTATCCTCGACGGGATACTTGCGCGCGCCAGGCTCGGCGAACTTCGAAGCCGGGAGCTTGTTGCGCGCCTTCGTCATCAGCTTCGCCATGCTGGATCCTCTCAAACGGATTCGGCGCTCGCCTCGAGACCCTTCGCCAGGTCGGCGCGCGAGAATTGATTGGTCTGGACGGCGCCGAGCTGAAACCAAGCGACCTCGGCGACCGGCGTCCCATCGAGATCGCGGCCGATGCGGACGACCTCGCCGGTTCGCGTGGGCGACAACCGGACGATCTCGCCAATGTGGAAGGGCCGCGTCGGCGGCAAGACGGTTTCGGACAAAGCGGCCGACCCCTGGAATCGAAACGCGGGCCCGTTTCTCAACGGCCCGCGCTCGCATCTTGGCTCTGCGTACCACTATCCTGGAAATTTGTCAACGCGGCGGTCGACGCATTCCGCCGCTTGCGTCTGCGGGGCGGCTCGCACGCAGTTCATGCCGGCCATGCCGCCCTCGTCTTGCGTGACCGCAAAACGGATTTGGCGGGAAAGTCGCGCCATGCGCTCGCCACGCTCCCGAAGCAAGTGGGCCTCGTCGCGTATGGCAGCCGCATATGAGACGGCCCTGAGATTGTTTGCAGTATCAGACAGGGCATCTTTGATCAATTCTAGTTCTGTGTCAGTAAACTCAATCTTTGCTTTCATTTGGTATGCTTCCCTCTTGTTAAATACACCTTATTTTCTACCCTTCGACGTCCCACGCCGCCTCTTGCTCGACAGTCGACGATGTTTGTCGAGCGCCCGGGCGACGATCTTGAGCGCCCAAGCCGAGGCCGACGTCGGCGGCTCGCCCAGGACGACCGCGCGAATGAAAAGCCGCCAATGCTCGGAACCGCAGGCGCGCCCCGCCAGGACGGCGGAATCGTGTTCGGCGACCGTCTGGCGCTCGCCCCTGGCCCGTTTCTGGCCGACCTCGGAAAAGACGTCGGGCGGCTCGGCCTTGTCGCCGGGCGACAGCGAAGCGGATTTGATCTCTTTGGCGTCGATCGCCCGCAGATAGCGGGCATGCAGCTCGTCGAACCAGCGGCAGGCCGCATATTCGTCCTCTGTGATCTGGCCGCGGATCACCATGAAGCCAAGTTCGGCGCCTTTTTCCGAGGCGGCGTCGCGCATCATCGCCCGGGTGCGCTTGATCAGGCTTTCGGGGGCCTGCTTGTCGATCCCGACGTGCTCGGGCTTCGGCTTGATCCGGCGAACCGGCGTATTCGTCGAAGTCGTGAAGCGGATCATGCTGCCCCCCCTGCAAGCCCTGTGCCGCTGAAGAGCGGACCATTGTCTTTCGGTTTGTCGGCATAACGCGCCTTGGCCGATTCCGCTGATCGCGTCGCCGGACCGGAAAGGCAAAGCCCCATACGCCGCGCGATGTCGGCCTGATATTCCGCCTCACGCTCGATCAGCACGGCGTTGAAGCCCTCGCGCCAGGCCGCCTCGCCGGTTGTTCCGGTTCCAGCAAATGGATCGAGGATCGTTCCGCCTGGCGGGCAGACCAGCCGGCAAAGCCATTGCATCAGGTCGACCGGCTTGACGGTCGGATGCTTGGAGCCGAGCCGGTCGTCGGCGTCGGCCTTGGCGGAATAGAAGAAGCGGGCGGCGGAGCCGGAATCGTTGCGCGGCTCCATGACCTGGCGCGGTCCCCAATTTCCATAGGCGTTGACCGCCGACTTGTCGCCGTATTGAGGCCCCACGCCCGCGCGTGCGCCATCCGCGTCCGGAAACGCCGCCAGCACTTCGGCCGAGCCATCGTGGACGATGTTGGCCGGCCAGCGGCCGGGCGGATTGATGCGCGAGAATTTCCTTTCGTCGCGACCATAGGCCCCGTTGCCGCCACTATTACCGTTGCGCAAAGTGACGGTCTGTTCGTCGCCGACTCGCGTCGCGTCGACGTTGATCGCGCCCGTCCCCCACCGCAGAACGTTCGCCGCGACCGACTTCTCGCTCAGCGGCTTTCGGGCGAGACAGATCGGTTCGATCGCCGGCTTCAGCGCCGTCCCCCAGCCTTCCCATTGGCGGGCGGATTCGGTAATAGGCGGACCGCTCTGCATCGAAACGTCGCAAGCGTTGAAAGATGCGCCTTCGTAGCCAGTAGGCTTGCCGTCAAACCGAACGCGTTTTACTTTATCGCGCTCAACCCCAAGCGCCTTGTCGATCGCCTTGCTCACGTCATGCGATTTCGGAAAGCCCGAGCCGTACAGCCAGGCGATTTGATCGCGGATCTCGAATCCCGCATCTTCGATCGCGCAGGCCATGCGGTGATAGGTGCGCGTGCCGCCAAAGGCGACGACATGCGCGCCGGGCTTGAGCACGCGGAAAATCTCGGCCCAGAATTCGACCGCGAAAGCCGTAGCGCCGTTATCCCATTCCTTGCCCATAAACCCCTTGGCAAGCCGCGCGTAGCCGTCAGCACCCTTGCGTGATCGATCTGAGGTCTGCGTGTCGTCGCCTTGAGATGTCTTGCCAAACCGCTTAACAATGGAAACGAGCGCATAAGGCGGGTCGGTGACGCAGGCGTCGATCGAGGCGTCCGCCAGAGTCTTGACGACCGCCAGGCAATCGCCAGCGTGCAGCGTCACCCGCCCGTCGAGAAATACCTGACAGCCGTTACTGATCATAGCAACTCCTTAGTAAGATTGCGGTACTCGACGGGTCGCCCATCCGTTTGTGCAGCGGCAATACCATATCGCATACCATTCGTGACGCCACGATCGACATAGACGACTGTAGCATCGGCCACCCGGCGCCATGCCAATCCTGCGTCTATGCCGTGCTGACGCTCGCTCGGAATTGCATCGTCGAGGACGCCGGGCTGCGTGTAGAGAAGATGCGAAGCAATCGGCGCTTCGCCGCGCATCAGGCTATCGCGCAGCGAAGCGCGCGCATAGGCAACATTAGCTTCGATGTCCCCGGCGTAAGGGCTTTCGAGGATGACGAGTCTCACGCTGCGTCCTCCAATTCTCTGACCATGACCGGATCGTCCACCCTCTCTGCCCTGAGCGCGCGGCGGACGCGGCTTGGCCAGTAGCCGCATTCCTCAGCGATGCGATCGACGGACCAGCCGCGACGGGCCAGCGCACGGGCGCGAGAAGTCCAGTTAGATTGACGGGCCATTATTCCCCTCCAACAAATCGCCGATGGCATTTTCTTTGCGAGCGCGCTCGCGAATTCCAGACCGTCTCATCGGTGCATCGTATGCGTTGTGGCATCGCTGACACCAGGCGCGTAGATTGTCGAGCGAACAATTTCGCGGATCATGATCAAGGTGGGCGACCGTTAGGACGATCCTGATCGTGCGCAACCATCGAACCTCATCGCCATTGCGGCAAGGAAATTCTTCGCCAGCGCGCGGGTTGTCGTTTAGCCCAGAGCCCCTCGACTCGGCCTTCCACCATTTGCCGTCCTCGCGGGCGCCTATCTCATAGTTTGGAACGCCGCATTCTTCGCATCGCTGGCTAGCACGCTCGCGAATCGCCAGCGAAATTTCATGCCAATTCGGCGGATAAAGCGCCTTCATTTCCTCTCGGATTGGCATCAGACAATGGCCTCCGCGGACATCGGAGAGATCGAGGGTGGGGTTGGATCATCGCCAACCGGTGCGAGTGCAGGCGGTTCCCCGTTCGGGCCGATGCGCAGTGCCGCCAATTCAGCCGCGAGCACGCCGAACACCGCGCCGATCTCCCGCCGGTGCATGCTCAAGCTGAACCGAGCCTCGATCTCTTGCTGCACTGCATCAATGATGGAGCGGCAGGCGTCTATACCGGCGTTGTAGCTCGGGGCGTCGAAAAGCCGCGTCACGCCGCCCTCTCGCGCGTCTCTACCCCGAACGCCCGCAGCGCCGACATGGCGTCCCACGTCATCGGGAAGTCCTTCGGGAAGCCGTTGACCAGATCGCTATGGACCGTGAACACGGGCTGGCCGCTCACCAGTTCGTCGGCCTTGGTC